CTGCGAAAACTCTGGTTTACCCGCAGATAAAATCTCGATTTGAACGATTTTTATGGAAATAGTCAAAATAAATAGGGGGGTATTTTATAACCATAATTACAGGCCCCTACGCCGCGCCAAAACGCCGGGGTGGTGTAAACACAATAAACCAAAAATATATCAAAATGTCATACCCGAACCGCCCCGACTCGCTCCTGAGTAGCAACTTTTTCCCACAAAAATGTGTATAATACTAAAATCGAAACTATAATGATACAGGAGGGTACTAATATGCCAAAAAACAGAAACAATAAGATTCCTTACGACATCAAGGAACTTGAAAACATTTTACATGTAAATCCTTATGCAGATCTTGATGAAAAGGCCCGCGCAGAAATTCTACAAAAAGATCCAGACAAACTTACTGCACAAGAACGCATCGCCAAAGCTATGATTGTAAATACTCCCAGTCCTGTGATTGGAGTCGAAGATGTTTCGGCAGAAGAACGCGAAGATTACGAAAGATTAAAAGAGGGCCGACTTATAGATAAGTTAGATGCAGGATTTGGATCAAAATCATGAAAATTCCAGACGGACTGGACGAGCAAGGCGTGATAAATACTATCATGAAAATTGCTAAACGTTTAGCCCCTAAATATGTCTTTACTGGATATGATGTTGAAGACATAGAACAAGAGGCATTTCTTATTGGTGTGGCAGGTCTTGAAAGGTATGACCCTTCTCGCCCCCTAGAAAATTTTATGTACACACATATCAACAACCGTCTTAAAACATTTAAACGCAACAATTACTATAGAATGGATTATGGTAGTTCGGCCCAAAAACTTCAGGACCGAAAACGCAACCTTCTTGAGCCCGTATGTATAGACTCCATATACACTGCCTGTTCACACGATCACACAGTAAGTGACGCCCACTTAAATGAAATTCTTGACCTTATTGATAGTAAATTGCCAGCCCACTTACGTCGCGACTATCTCAAACTACAGAGTAATTCTTTCCTGCCCAAAAGCCGCAAAGCGGCCATCATCGACGCCATAGAGCGCATTGTCAATGGAGATTCGTATGAATAAAGGTAGATTTTCTAAAAAAGAGATTGAGTTTATCGAGGCGCAAGCCGAGGTACTTTCTCCTGATTCAATAGCCCAACAACTTGATCGCGATCCAGTCAGTGTCAGAAAGTGGATACAAGAAAATATTGGATTCTCTGCAAAGCAAAAGAAAGAGGCCGAGGTTGCCAACGAGCTTAAAAGCAAAGAATATTATCGTGAGATTAAAAACCAGTTTCGTGATGATGAAATAGAGGTTTTTCAATTTCATTTCAAAAAGATGTGGAGTCAGTTTCGTGACGACGTGTTCCACACAGAAGAAATGCAAATTATTGACACTATCAAGTTAGAGATACTTATGAACAGGGTGTTAAAAGCTCAAAAAGACAGTCAGGATCAAATTCTAGAATATCAACGAATGATAGAACAAGAAAAACAGTTGGCGCCGGATCAACGCGACAACGAGCTTGTTTTTGATTTGGAGCGTCAGGTAGCTGTATATAAAGCATCGCTAGAAACGTTGTCCAAAGACTACAAAGATCTCCAAGACCGAAAGGCACGGATGTTAAAAGATCTTAAAGGCACCAGAGAGCAGCGGATCAAGGCGATTGAGGACAGCAAGCAAACGTTTGGGTCGTTGGTGAAGCAAATAGCAACAGACTCTGAGTTTCGCAAGAAGATGGGCATTGACATGGAGAAGATGCGCCTTGCAATGGAAAACGAGAAAGTACGTTTGTCTGAATATCACACATACGAGGACAATGCGGTGGATCAACCGTTCCTCACCCCAGAAACCATAGCAAAAGAGGATTAATATGAAGAAGGCACTTATTTTTGGAATCACAGGACAAGACGGCAGCTATTTGGCTGAATTTCTTTTGAGTAAAGGATACGAAGTCACGGGCGTAACCCGCCGTGTGAGCATCAACACCACAGAAAGAATTTCTCATATCCTGCCCAAACTAAATATCGTCGAAGGCGACATTACTGATGCATTCAATGTAATGCGAGTTATAGAGGAAACCGAACCGGATGAAGTTTACAACTTGGCCGCTCAATCACACGTTGGCACTAGTTTTTCGCAAACACATCTGACCCTAGATGTTACTGCGGGGGGCGTTTGGAATATTCTAGAGGCAATTCGTCACAGTCCTCGTTGTTTTGATATGCGATTTTATCAAGCGAGTACGAGCGAGCTGTTTGGTAAAAATTACGACGAAACAGAAAATGGTGAAAAGTTTCAGAACGAAAAAACACAGTTTATGCCACAGAGTCCATATGCTGTCGCTAAAATGGCGGCTCACAACATGGTGCGCATTTACCGCGAGGGATACGGTATGCACGCTAGTTCGGGTATTTTATTCAATCACGAAAGCGAGCGGCGTGGCGAGCATTTTGTTACCCGAAAGATCACCAAATGGGTCGGCGAATTTATCAATTTCAAACGTGCTGTAAGAAAAGAATACAACTTAAAGATTATCGAGACTGTTTTTACAGAAGATAAGATTATGTTTAAGTGCGGCAATACGGGCGAGGTTTTATCTAAGTTTGGCAAGTTAAGATTAGGGAATTTAGATGCTTATCGCGATTGGGGCCATGCGGCTGATTATGTGCGGGCGATGTGGATGATGTTGCAGCAAGACAGTCCAGACGATTATGTGATCGCTACTGGAGAATCACACACTATAAGAGAGTTTTTAGACGCTGCTTTTAATGCAGTAGAGATTGAAGATTGGTCAGATTATGTAATGATTGATCCTGAATTTTATCGTCCAGCAGAAGTCGATTACTTGCGGGGCTGTCCCAGAAAAGCAAAAAGTGTTTTGCAATGGGAGCCGGAAATTAGTTTCGAAGAGTTAGCTTACAGAATGGTGAAACACGATGTCAAAACGCAGGGACTACAACGACCCGACTTACAAAAGGTTCCGGCAAACAGTTTTAAAACGAGACAAATACACATGTCAGATGTGCAAGAAGAAGGGCAAGAAAGTATGGCTCAATGTCCACCACATAATGAAATGGAGTTCGGCTAGTACACTAAGATACGATCCAGACAATGGCATTACTTTATGCAAGGCGTGTCACAACGAAGTAACCGGAAAAGAATCACACTACATAAACTACTTTACAGAAAAAATCAGGAAAAACAAAAAATGACTATCGAGGAAACGGTGGAGCAGCTAAAAGGAACGGATTCACAGGTAATAGAAATAAAATTGGATATAAATACTTTTAAATTAAAACCAAAAGATGAGTAAGTATACAGTAATTAAAGACACAAGAGAGCAAGATGGGTGGTTTTTCTCTCCATACGATAAATGCGAGGGAATGGAAATCGGCACATTGCACACGGGCGATTACACACTCAAAGGATTTGAGGATATTGTCTGTGTCGAGAGAAAAGCCTCTCCATCTGAAATCGCAAACAATTTTGGCAAGAAAAAGCAAGCATTCTATGACGAGGTAGAAAGAATGCGCGATTTTCCTTTTCGCTTTCTTCTGCTAGAATTTTCTGCGTCCGACGTGATGAATTACCCGATGAGTCTTTTAGACTCAGAGGACCAAAGAGTGTATGCGGAGTATAAAGATGGAAAAAGGTCGCTACCAAATTTTAAAAGGTTTAAGATCGTAGACCAAACAAAGATTAGCGGCAAGTATTTAATGAAGTCATTAATGGAAGTATGTATCAGACATGAAGTCAACGTAATGTTTTGCGACAATAAACAAAATGCGTTTTTAATGTGCAACAGTATATTCAAGCGCCTGATGGAACTTTTTAAAGAGGGTTCAAATGAGCAAGAACGAAGATTCGATTTCTGATATTCACACATCTAACATAGATGTAGAGAATAGAATAATATATTTGCAGGAAAAAGAAGACACATCCGATTCTCCGGGTGTTGATTTTCGTATGGTGCAAAATTTTACAAAAAACATTAATATACTTCAAAATCAAGCAAGCGATCCTATCACTGTCTATTTACAAACTATCGGCGGGTGTTGGTGGTCGGGAATGGGGGTGTATGATGCTATAAAATTATGCAAGTGCAAAGTAACTATTATTGGTTATGCGCAAATTTGCTCTATGGGTACAGTGATCATGCAAGCAGCGGATCGTAGAATATTGATGCCTAATTGTGTGTTTATGTGTCATTATGGATCTAGCGAAATATCCGGCGATTATCTTAGTTCTCAAAACGAAGCTCGTATAGAAAAAGAGATGACAAACAAGATGGTCGAGATATATGCAGAAAAATGTCATAGATATGGGTCTTTCTTTATAAACAGAGGAGATTCTCTTGGCAAGGTCAAAACTTATATCAAAAGAAAACTGAAAGATGGAGACTGGTATTTAAATGCAGATCAAGCTTTAGATTATGGTTTCATTGATAAGATTATGAGTAAAAATATAAAATTATGATAAATCAAAATAAGATACTGGAAGATGCTTGGTTGAATATAGATGTTGATGAAACGTCTTTGTTTGACCCTATGGAATTTGTTATGCAGGATGCTGATAACGAACAGCTTCTTGAGCGATTAGCTTGGCTGATGATGCAGCCCCAGTATTTTAGTTTCGCCTGTAAGTACATATTAAACATTGAGCTTTCACCTTTTCAAGCATTGCTTCTGCACGAAATGTGGAATCGAAAGTTTCCTATGCTTATAGGTAGTCGTGGTATGGGTAAATCGTTTATTCTTTCTGTTTATCCTCTACTTCGCGCTTTATTCATGCCGCGACGAAAAATCATTGTTGTGGGTGCCGCTTTTAGGCAGTCAAAGGTTTTATTCGAGTACATGGATACCATTTGGAAAAATGCTCCGGTGCTTCGAGATCTTTGTCCTAGTAATAGTGGTCCAAGGAGAGATGTGGATAGGTGTGTTATGCATATCGGTCAAAGTACCGTAACATGCCTTCCGTTAGGTGACGGCAGTAAGATCAGAGGTCAGCGTGCCAACGACATCATAGCCGATGAGTTTGCATCTATACCTAAAGATATTTTTGAAAATGTTGTCGCTGGTTTTGCCGCCGTCGCCGCCTCTCCGATTGAAAAGGTTAAACAGAAAGCCAAAGAAAGAAAGGCCAAAGAGCTAGGCATTCCGATTAGCGATCCTGAAAAAGAAACCGGAGGCGATAAGTCCAACCAGATTATTTTATCGGGTACAGCTTACTACGATTTTAACCATTTTGCAGAATATTGGAAAAAATACCACAAAATTATCAGCAGTGCTGGCGATCAAAGAAAATTGGAAGAAATTTTTGGTGGCGAAGTTCCTTCAGATTTTGATTGGACTGAGTATTCGATCATACGTATGCCCGTAGATAAATTGCCAGATGGATTTATGGATGCTGGACAAGTAGCTAGATCCAAAGCTACGGTTCATTCAGGTATCTACCAAATGGAGTACGGCGCTGTATTTACTACAGATAGTCAAGGTTTTTTCAAAAGAAGTCTGATCGAAGCATGTACCACAAGTCCTCAAGAACCTGTGACCTTGCCGTCTGGAGAAGTTTGGTTTGAAGCATCGCTCAAAGGAGATCCGAATAAAACATACGTTTTTGGAGTTGACCCTGCTTCAGAAGTTGACAACTTTAGCATTGTTGTTATGGAAGTTAATCCCGACCACAGAAGAATCGTTCATTGCTGGACCACAACCAGAAAATCACACAAAGAATTACTAAAATCAAAAATTGTTGACGAAGATGACTTCTATTCCTATTGTGCAAAAAAGATTCGTCAGCTAATGAAGG